AAGTAAATCTCCTGATACAAGATCATCAAAAATTTGTTGAACTTCTTTATCAGACTTATCTGGAAAAATATCTTTAAGATATGCTATATCAATTTCTAATTGATATTTTCGTTGAACTTGATGCCACTCAGACATCGTTGCTACAATTACTTTTGACATTTAATAACCTGATGTCCAGTGAGCATATTCTTGGTCACAATTATACTCACCACAGCAACATTGACCATCGTCAACATTTACATAATCTTCATCACCAGGTTGTGCTGGAAGCATATCTGCTAATGTATGTAAGTTGCCTTCTTTGTCTGTAAACTCATACTTAGTATGAGATTGTGGCGCTTCTATTTTTTCTATTGCCATATCTTTCTCCTATTTGTCGTCCCTAAATCTGACAAATCTAGGGAATCTTAAACTGTATGAACCGTCCTGATTTTGAGATACTGCATCACACAATACTTCAGCAGTCTCGCCAATAACATCATCAGATGCTGACCAGAACTCGTCTCGTTGTTCGTCTGAAAATCCAGACCCAACATTTACTTTGATAAGTTTGCCATCGTCTGTACCTTGACAAACTAATGCACCCAGTCTACCTTCATTACGACCAGTACCCTGTTCTAATTCAATGACTTCTAAGTCTACAGTAATAGTAGGCTTCCATTTCATCCAGAAGAGGTTACGTTTACATTCGTAAGGAGCCTCTAAGTCTTTGATCATAATGCCCTCGAATCCTGCATTGACCATATCGTTAGAGTATGTCTTAAGTTCTTGCTTACCTTCATCAGTGTCTAAGTCAACAATGATGTGCGACATAGTTTCTAGTGAACTAAGATCAGCAAACAAGGGTGCTAAGTTATTCATTGCAGTAACACGTTTTCTAAATTGTGCGTTGCAATGTCCACGTTGAAAGTCTGCTAATGGCATGACATCGAATACATGAAATACTGTATCATCAGCCTTAGCATCAGTTTTTCTACGTGCTTGTGTCATCAATTCATTGAATGATGCACCAACTACTTCACCATCGAACACAAATCCATTTCTGCAATTCCCGATATCCTTGCCTAACAAGGTAATTATTTTTCTTACATTACTAATTACTTGTGCTTCAATATGAGTGAAGTTCTCAAATACTTTTCCATTACGACTGTAACATGTTGCAATTGGCTCAGGATGATCATACATGCCTGGCTCAAATGATACTACCATCAGAACTCTGACACCATCTAATTTTGGTTCCAGTCTTTTAGTGCCTGACATTTCAGGGCGACCTTCTGAGTTAGTAGCAAGTTGACATTTGAAAACTGGTACTTCGTAGTCAGTCTTTTTGCAAACTTTGTTAATTGTAGCAACAGAAAATCCTGCACGTAAATCTCTGCGAATGACTGGAGCACAAAAGTTGTTCCATTCATCATCAGTAAATCGTACAGCCATTTCTTCTACTGCTTCGATAGCGGCATTACCAGTTAACTTGCGTTCTTTAAGTTCTTCTAGTAATGCAATAAAGTCTTCCCAAGGATTCTCCTCAGCAAAACAATTATCTTCTGCTTCAGTAGGACGTTGAATAGAGACTTGTCGTTGACCTGTCTCAGTATCTTCGATTACTTCAGTAGTAGTTGAAGTCTTAGAAGGAACCTTACGCACACCAAATGTAACGTAAGGATTGTAGCACATGCCTGCAAGTTTTAGAAACGTATCTGCATTGTCACTACCTAATACGGCAGCCTCTAATGCTTGTTTCAAAACATCCTGTTTATGAAGTTTTGAATTAGATTCGTTAAGTTTATGTATCCAACTTGCACTCATATGCTTCTCCTAATTATTGATAATATGCTACTATTATACATCCAAACTGTTTGAATGTCAACCCCTAGGTTGATTAAAAGCGGCAACTGCTTGGTCCCACCATATGGATAGTTGAGTGACTCCTGCAGTCACAACGTCTCCAACGGCACCTGCTCCGCCGTACATAAATGTACAAACTAGATATCCTACGACAAAGCCTATTGCTAGATTTTTCATTTTTCCTCCATTACTTTAACACGATTCAACTGGGTGGTCACTAGTCCATCATCGTCAGTGCGATGACCTTTGACTGTGCCCTTAATTCTAAGTTCAGTGTCTACTGCTGGATGCAAAGTAGAAGAGGCAAAAAAGACTACGTTACCAGTGCTGGTCTTAGCAGTGATAAAGTAGCAATTATACCTGTGTGACAGAATGGTTCTGAGGACAGTAATGTCTAACTCTAATCTGTCTTTGATTTTACCGATAGCAGTAGAAGTCTTAGACTCCTCAGCAATTCGGTCCTCTTGACCTTTTTTAACGATAGCACGGTCATATGCTTTTGGAAGACTTGCGATCATACCGAAATCACTTGAAGTGGTGATCGTGTCTTTATCTGCTAATGCCATAGCAGACTTATCAAAATCTGACATCCAACCACCTTGCAACATTTTAAATGTCAAGGCTTTGAAGTGTTGACGAACTTGAACACCAAGATTCTTGGTAGTAGCATCAACACCCTTAAGGTTGTTCTCCAAAAGGTCGAACATGATATCACGGTTGGATTTTACTTTGTCAGAGCCCTCATGTGCCTTTACATAAGTCTTGCCGTTAAGCAAGTATGCTTTCGCAGAAGCGGCCCAAACATCGTTGGCTGAATATTCGATTCTGTTTCTACCCATAGTTCTCATTCCTTATGCACTCCAGTATGATTCTGAAAGTGTTGACATGTAGTGAGGAGTATTGATTCCCTCAGTTACAGTGATTTTTTTACCAGTGCCTGGGCAGATGCCAGTCTTAGTAATCATTGGTTCAACGTAATCTTCGACAGCAACAATCGTATAAGATGATGCAAACTGCTTATGAGTAAGATTAAACTGAGGCTCAGTAGCATCACGGTATGCATTATGCATTGGAGCCGCATACTCAGGCTCACCATTTGCTACACATTCAGCAACTTGCTCATAAGCCTTTTGATAATACTTTACAGTACGGGTAATGCCTGCTTTAGCGGCACCTACAGTCTTGTACTGAGTAGAGGCATAACTCTTTTTGTTAGGCTCTCTGTGGATTGCTTGATTAGTGTTGTCGATGATTAAATACATTCCTTCTCCTTGATTGTTCATAATATACATATATTATACGCAAAAATGTACCCAAAGTCAAGCCTTTTATCCAATTATTTTCACTTTTTTACTGTAATAAAATCAGTCACTTATCTCATCAGAGTCTTTTATAACTCTTAAATGTGGTTTTTTAATTGGTTTTATCTCATTTACTATTGGACGAATGTACGTTCCTTCAGTGGCCTTGATCTCGCATTGTGACTTTACATGCTTAGATAACTGCTCAAGTAGGATACAAATGTCATCTTTAACATGTTGTTCCTGTGTGTCAAGCCAGCCTTGAAGTTCGTCAACACCCCCATTGTATAGCAATTGTGCTATCCATTTTACATTAGCCTGATATCGACCCTCATTCCAAATACTCATTAGTGATTTCTCCCTCCGTCAAATACACAGACAAAATACAAACCGAAGACTCCTGTATTGAAGACTCTGTGAAACTCTCCATCATTGATGCAAACTACATCTCCTTCTTTAACAGGAAATCGTTCGCCGTCTATTTCCATTTCACCTTTACCTTTGTGAAAGAAATAAACTTCTTCTTGACCTGAATGTGTATGGCCATTTGTACTTTGATTTGCTCTCAGCATTGTACTACTAAGTATTAAGTTATCACCAAATGCATTGTCTTTCAATACATATTGGTCATTATCTTTAATTACCTTTCCACCAATGTCTTCCATTTTTACCTTTTGCATTACTCATACTCCGGATTGTATTGTTCATATTCGCCTGTATACCAGTGTTTAATAATCTTTTCTGCTGGCTTGCCCCTCACTGATTGTGAGATATTTGGGAAACCTTCTAAACCCCAATTAAGAGATTCTCTGCTGTCAGGTATCAATGTATCAGATAACCAGTAAGCCGTACTTGCTGTTGTGCCTCTTGTATCAAACCAAGGATCACTGTCAATTGCTCTAAGCATACCTTCTATAAAAATTGCTTGTGCTGAAAAATCTGTCGGTATGTTATGTTGAAGACAACCGTCATATTCTATATCTCTATAGGAACCTTCGACACAAAAGCCATCTTCTATCCAGCCTCTACTTAAAAACATTTTATGACTTTGTGCAAACAGATTCCAAATTACTGGGGGAAGATCATATGTACTATACTCCCAACATGGTTGCTGAGTATAACACATCCAAGTATTATAAATCCCTTTTGAATATTCTTTTACTTTTTGCTCCATCAACTCGACTGTGGCATCTTGCTCTTCACCGTCTTGTAGCATATTAGGTAAACTGATAATAACTCCGTCGACTTCATCAAAGACACGTTTGTCATTCCATATAACGCCTTCTCCTACATATACTTCACCACTGAATCTTGCTTTGATTTCTGATACAATACCACCCATGCGTTCCATGTAATATGCTTTCAGCCAATCGGATTCGTTTTGATCTGCTTCACGTTGAAGTCCACAGAAACAAACCCACATAGCACTCCAGTCTGCTGACATAGATGCTACTCCTAATTGTTCTAATCTTTGGGCTTCCCATATCATGTGTTTTTCGTGGGTATCCATAATTCTTTTTAGCAATGCTCGGTCAACATAGACCATGCCATCGAATGGAAACAAAAATGTATTAGTATCATCTAATGCTAAAAACTGCCATGCATAATGCATATTCATGCCTAGTTCTTGTGCAGTTTCTGCAATGAATTCTATCTGCCAATCACTTATATGTTTACGACTATGATTGATTTCCCATGTTTCTGCTGTATGATCGTCCCAATAGCCAAAGTTATATACCCATGCAGTATCTACTCCATGCTCTTTTAATCGGCGCAGAGTTGTTCGATACATTAGTTTAACATATTCTTGCATAGTGCAATTGGTTACTTTGTTAGTCTTATCTTCATAATTATAGAATATCCATTCGACTCCATAATCTTTAAAACCGATTGCTCTAAGATGATCGTCTCCAAAAGAGTTTTGTGGCATAGGTATATCAAAGTCACCCAAGTATTCTTCTTTGATTTTTGCATCGTGTGGATTAGTACAAGAGCCTTCACTGTCTTCATCACTGACAGTAACATCTACACTTGCAGTACCACCTGAGCAGTTAAGAGAGAACGTATACTCACCATAACTATCTAATGTGATGTTCTCACTACCACTTAATGACTTACTGCCTGACCAAGATCCTGATGCAGTACATGATGATGCGTTTGGTTAGTGTAAAACTATCACCGACTACAACACTTGTTTTACTTGACGATAACGATACAGATGCGTTAGAATTATTACCACTTCCTGTGCTTCCTCCACCTGATACACTTCCTCCAATAATGGCACCTGCTACATCAGTGCCTCCACTACCCCCTCCACCACATGCAGTAAGAATTCCTAGTAAGGGTATGAGTATAATGTGTCTATAAAATGTCATTCTGTGTACCTATATGTGTCAAGTGTTTATATAGTATACATAAAAAGGTGACCAAAGTCAATAGAAAAATGCCCAAATCTTGCGAAATGGGCATTTTTGTTTTTGAGTCTTCTCTGAGGAACTGTTGTTACTGGATTTAAATCCCGATTTGTCCGATTGAGTGAACCATGATCCAAGTAGTTGTTACGAATAACATTACTTCACCTAATTTCTCTCCATCAAACGAACAGTGTTGCTTCATGCTTAAGAGTTTTTTCAATGTCGTCTCCGTGTGTGTATTGCAAAGGTTGTATTTTGAACGTACCTAAAAACGGTTTTTTCAAATGCGTAAAAAATACGACTATGTAGGACCCTCCTACATTGACTATTTATGCCTCATTTCTAAATATGATACTTTTCGTAGCAAAGTGTCATAGTGTGTCATACCATGGCATATTTTAAAACTGACACCTGTTATAAGTGTCATAAAGTGTCATACTATTTTTTGGGTTTAGTGTCTAGGTACTCTTTTAATGTGCCTTGGAAAGTAATCATCATTGCAGTTTTATGGTCGTAAACTCTTATAAAAGGTTCGCCCTTTTTACCTCTTACTTTATGGACACCGAGATAATAAGGACAATCTATTTTTTTGATAATATCTGAGATAAATGCTTCTGGAGCAATAATCTTGCGTTTACCTTTTTTCTCAAGACCTAATGGAAAATCATAATATTCCAGTTTTGCTAAGTTGAATAAATTAAGTCCTTCATCACTTAGTCTTAATCCTTGTCCGCCTCTACCAGTCAACCACATTTTAAAAATGACATCGCCTAATGGCATATTCGGAGGTACTGCTCCTTCTGGTATAGCATTAAGGATTGCTTGGGTAATTTCTTTCTTAGACTTAGGAAACTTCATCCGGATATACTGTACGTCCGGTGTTTAAGAATACGACAGTAAACATGTCTGTTTTAAATTGTGCATTTAATTTACGACATAAATTACGTGCATGACCAGGATTAGAGAAACTTGTTTTCTTATACTTTGGTGCCGCGTCACTAGTTAAGTAATGAGACGATTTTAAATTGATGGGCTGGTCATCATAGTAGACTGCCCAAATTCCAGACGCCTCAATAATCTGATCACACTTGTACGTTTCTTTATCCACGTACTCTAATATAACGTGTGGTTGACTTCTACTCACTTAAAGGACCCGCCTTTAACTTGTACATCAATTGTTTCTTCATTATCCTTTTCCTTCTTCAATTCATGCAAATCTGATAACAACATAACTAATTCGTCTCGCAAACCTCTGGCTTGATCGATGGGAAGAACCACTGTAGTAGTTTTCTTGCTTTCTCCCATTGACACCTTGTTCACAAAATCTTTTATGTGTAACATAATATGCTTATATATTTATCAGATTTTTTGCTTCGGCCTTTGTTTTAAAGGGTCCTTTGTATGGATATCGTTGTATAAAGATGTATTTTGGGCAAAAAATGACTTGCTCTACACCATTGTGTTCAACTACAAAATAGCCTGCGGCATGAAAACACTTAGACTTTTTAGTCTTGGTAAAGACATGTAATCCACGTTTAACATCGAAAACAGAGTTGTAAGTTCTCGCAGTAGTAGGATACTCAGGGTAGGGAGTCTCTATATTTTTCTTAGACTCTTTGGGTGTAACAAACTTTATCTTTGTGTTCTTTTGAATCTTTTTGATAGATTCAAATTCAAACACTTCATCTTGTAGAGTAACATTAAATGTTCCTACATTGTTTGCAAATACATTACCGACTTTTCTTTCGCCGTCTTTTAAAATCCAAAACTCATCATCTTTGATAGGCTTTGCAGTCAATTCTACATCTAATATCATTTTTTCTCCATTAAGTTCGTAAACGTAAATTTTGTTCTCAGTTTTAACCATCTGCTAGTTTCCCTGAGTATGGTGCGTTCAACCATTTAGAATAACTATCTGCTTGATCACTGATTCTGTTAAGTTCATACTTGCCACAAAAACGCATGAAGTGTACACCTACTTGAGGGACTTCTTTCTTTTCAGTCACGCCATTTTTGATATTAGTATCAACTTGATTTCTGATAGCCTCGGGTTGTGCTGTCAAGTCAATCAACACACGATTGCGTTCATAGTCTTCACGCACTCTATGTTCGACTTCATTATGATCAGTCCAACGTTGTAACATAATGTTATTCCAGTTGAATCCACCTTTTTCTTTATCTGCATATGCTTCTAGCAAACCTGTTTTGTTCTTAGTACCCTTCTTACGTACACCTGGATATGCACTAAACACATTGTCAGTAGTGTCACCACGCATACATTTTTCAAACAGTAGATAAGCAGGGTCTTCAAGTAACTTGGGTTCACCTGTCTTCTTATCTTTGATTGGACGATTTTTGTCATCAAAGTAACCATCTAAACAGATAAACTGATTTGACACACCGTTGTATTGATGTACATTTTCTGCGATAAGTTGAACATAGTCTGAGTCACTAGATATAATGACATGCTCATCATCAGGATGTAATGCAATGAAACGAGCAATCAAATCGTCAGCCTCAGCATTGGGATCTCGTAAGACACTACAGTTAGTCTTGTCTTTGAGATACGTTGTAAATGTTTCATAAGTCTCCCAGAACATTTCATTTTCTTCTTGCTCTGCTTCAGTCAATGACTGAGCCGCAACCTTACGATTTGCTTTGTAAGGTGTGTAAAACTCTTTACGCCATGAACGACCCTCTAAACAGAATACGACATGATCGATACCGAATCTACGCACAGCCTGATTGGCAGATGCTAACTGTAGATGCAGTGCCATGCCTATCTTTTCCCAAGTATTTGAGTTACGACTTGCGACATGACGGGCACGAAAGAACGTGTTTGCTGTGTCTATAAGGGCATATTTCATACGAGTCTCTTATTTATCATTTAATAATATACTATTATACGCAAAATATACGCATATTGCAAGCCTTTATGGGTAAAA